ACCACCTCTTACTCTGCCGATGAAGAAGTAAAGTCTGGTCTAAAAGTTCTGCGAAATCGTGCGCGTGATTTGTCTCGAAACAACGAATATGCTCGGCGCTTTCTGAATCTCTCCAAGGCAAACGTGGTCGGTGAGCGTGGCGTTACCCTTCAGGTCAAAGCGCGAAACGATAACGGCTCAATGGATGTGATTGGAAACGATCAAATCGAACGCGCCTGGAAGCAATGGGGACGCTTGGGAACTTGTACAGTAGACGGTAAACTGTCTTGGGTTGACGCTCAGAGGCTTTTTATCGAAGCGATGATTCGTGACGGTGAAGTCTTGGTTCGTTTGGTGCGTTATCCCAACTCATTTAAATTCGCTCTTGAGTTTATCGAGAGTGATTTACTAGACGAGGAATATAACGTCACCCTGCCGAACGGGAATCGGATTCGCATGGGTGTGGAACTGGACAAATTTAATCGTCCGGTTGCCTACCACCTGTTTACTTCTCATCCTGGTGACACATCCTCAAGTTGGATGGGCAAAACTTACAACCGAGTGACAGCAGACAAGATGCTGCATTGTTTCTTACCTGAGAGGGCAATGCAAACTCGCGGTGTGACTTGGATGGCTCCGGCAATCACCTCTTTGAAGATGCTTCATGGTTATCGTGAGGCTGAATTGGTTGCCGCGCGAGTTGGCGCTTCTAAGATGGGTTTCTTCACCTCTCCGAATGGTGACGGATTTATCCCCGATGACTTGGACAACAAAGTGCCGATCATGGAAGCCGAGCCAGGGACGTTCCAACAACTTCCCGCGGGAGTGAGTTTCGAACAGTTTGACCCGACTCACCCGACCAGTGCTTTTGCTGACTTTGAAAAAGCGGTTCTGAGAGGGATTGCTTCGGGCTTGGGTGTTTCTTATACCTCGTTGGCAAACGACCTAGAGGGCGTGAGTTATTCCTCGATTCGTCAAGGCTCGTTAGAAGACAGAGATCAATGGAAGGTTGTTCAAGATTATCTTGTGCAGCACTTTGTCGAGCCTGTCTATCGTGCGTGGCTGATGTCGATTATGGAAGACGGGATTGTTAACCTGCCGGCGAGTAAATTCGACAAGTTCGCCGAAGCAACGGTTTTCCGTGCTCGCGGATTCTCTTGGGTTGACCCTCTGAAGGAAATGAACGCTGCTGTTGTCGGATTGAAGAACGGCATTCTGTCGATGCAGGATGTGGCGAATCAATACGGTCGGGATGTTGAAGAAACCTTCGATCAAATTCAGGCTGAGAAAGCAATGGCAGAGGCTTATGGTCTGAAGATGGCTTTCGAGCCGTTTGGTGATAAATTGCCAACCGAAGCGGAGGTTTCAAATGCCAACGCCCAATGAAGCCATGAAAGAAGAAGCCCAGAGAGGCTTAGACTGGCGCAATGAGTTTGGGCGTGGTGGCACTGAGGTTGGAATCGCTCGGGCGCGAGATATTGTCAACGGGCGTGACCTTTCTGAAGAAACGATTGGGCGCATGGTGAGTTATTTCGCACGTCACGAAGTTGATAAAGAAGCTGAGGGTTTCCGTCCTGGTGAGGATGGTTATCCCAGTAACGGAAGAATCGCCTGGGCTTTATGGTCTGGCGACCCAGGTAAAACCTGGGCAGAGCGTGAGTGGGCAAAGATCAAAAATGATCGGGATTATCGTCCTTACCCGAATGAACACGCTGCAAGACTAAAAGACCCAGATCAATATGACTCATTTAGGCGTGAAAATGACGCTGGAGGACCTGGAATTGATTTCATCTACGGTATTAAAGATGGCACTACGGAGATTCAAGCAATTCGTTTCGACAAAAATAGATATTCTGTTGCCGAAGCGAAAAAATGGTTAGAATCACACGACTTCAAGCCTATTTTGTTTGAAGAAGCAACCGAAAGGGAAGCTATGGAAGATAATCGCGCAATGGTGAGTGTTTCGGTTCATATTGACACCGAAGACCAAGCCGATGTTATTGAAGCAATCGCAAATATGCCGCAACCTGAACCTACTCCGGTTGACGAAAATGGCAATGAGATTGTTATGGACCTTACCGATGACCGTAAGGCTGGCGAAAGGGTCACTCGCAGCGATGCGATGGAGGCTCGCGTGGAAAGTGTCGATGATCGGCGCGTTTCCATGTCTATCTCCAGCGAAGCCCCTGTGCAGCGGTCTTATGGTGACGAGGTTCTCGACCATAAACCTGAATCAATCGACTTGAGTTTCATTAACTCTGGTCGTGCGCCTTTGCTTTTGGATCACGATCCTGAGAAGCAAATTGGCGTGATCGAATCTGTGAGCCTTGATGCTTCGGCCCGAAAGTTGAGGGCAACGGTGCGCTTTAGTAAAAACGCACTGGCTTCAGAGGTTTACAGTGATGTCGCTGACAACATTCGCGGCAATGTCTCCATCGGTTACTCAATCGCCAAGATGGTGAAAGAGAACAATGGAGCCATTTATCGCGCAACGAGTTGGCGACCGATGGAAGCCAGCATAGTTTCTATACCTGCCGATGTCACGGTTGGGGTGGGGCGAAGCGATGCGACCGTCACCTCTGAAGCCGAGCCGCAAGGCTTAATCGAAACTCCGGCACAAGTTGCCCCAAAGGAAACAAAAATGGAAAACTCCGTGAATGTGGCTGTTGAGAGCCGCGCTTTTGACGCTCCCGTCCAGCAAGACGTTGGCTTGAACCAAACCGAAATCAAGCGTTTCAGCCTGATGCGTGCTCTGCGTGCTCTGGCTAACCCCACTGATCGCGCTCTGCAAAAAGAAGCCGCCTTCGAATTCGAGTGCTCCGAAGCCGCTCAACGCGCTTTCGGTCAATCGGCTCAAGGCATTCTGGTTCCCGCTGACGTTCTGCGCCAGTGGAACAAGCGTGATCTGAATACCACCGATGACGCTGGTTTGGTTGGTCAGAACTTCCGTCCTGACGCTTTTGTGGATGCCCTGCGTAACGCTTCGAGCGTGATGCAAGCTGGTGCCACGATGCTGACTGGTCTGCAAGGCAACGTCAAAATCCCGAAGAAGTCTGCTACTTCGTCCGGCGGTTGGTTTGCTGAAGGCTCTGCTGCCAGCGAGAGCGAGGCTACTTTCACCTCGATCACCATGTCTCCGAAGACTGTTGGCGCATTCACCGATGTGACCCGCAATCTGATGATGCAAGGTTCGCCCGATGTTGAAAGCCTGATTCGCAATGACTTGGCTGCATCCCTGGCAATCGCCATTGACTTGGGCGCTCTGAGTGGTTCGGGTTCGTCTGGTCAACCGACCGGCATTCGTGCTACCTCTGGCATCAACACCAAAGACTTCGCCGCAACGAACCCCACGTTCGCCGAAATCGTTGGCATGGAAACCGAAGTTGCAGCCGACAACGCTCTGCGCGGCAATCTGGCTTACATCATCAACGCTGCTATGGCTGGCGCTCTCAAGACTACCGCTAAGGACAGCGGCTCTGGTCTGTTTGTGCTGCAAAACGGCGAGATGAACGGCTATCGCACCATCGTGTCGAACCAAGCCGCAACCGGCGATGCTTACTTCGGTAACTTTGCCGACCTGCTGATCGGTATGTGGGGCGGTCTGGATATTCTGGTTGACCCCTACACCTCCAGCACCACCGGCACGGTTCGTATCGTTGCAATGCAGTCTGTTGACGTTGCAGTGCGTCACGCTGTGTCGTTCTGCTTGGGTGATGCGGACATCGCCTAATGCTGACAACTGAGAAATTCTCTGGGGCTAGTGAATCTGGCTCCATGAAAATAGTCTTTCTCAGGGGGACTATGACCAGTCTGGGCAATGCTCGGGCTGGTCATGTCCTTGAGTTGCCAAAGAGCGAGGCTCGCTTGATGATTAAGAACAATCGTGCAAGTGAGTTCGTAGAGATTGAGGTGGTGGAAGTTGATCGCTCGATTGGGCTTGAGACTTCAACTGAAAAACCTGTCCGTAGAGGACGCCCCAAAAAGGCTGAGTGATGGCTGTCGAAACCGCTGCTGATCGTTTGGTTATGTTGACTGATTTCGGTCAGTCTGTGACCTATACAGTACAAGGTGGATCGCCTGCCACGATAACGGCTATTTTTGACAACGACTTTTCTGAGATTTCTGCTGGTGGCGATGTTTCTTTTGCCATGCAGCAACCAAGATTGATGTGTCGCACCTCTGATGTTGTTAACTGCACAGAGGGTGACACTTTTGTTGTTTCTGGTGTTACTTATTTATCCAGGATCGTTCAAGATGACGGTACTGGTATGACAATGATTGTTCTGGAACGTCAATGAGTCATTTAAGACAACTTATCAGAAACAACGTAGTTACCACCTTAACTGGGTTAACTACAACTGCCGGACGTATATATCGCTCTAGGATTTATCCTTTGGAGCAATCAAAACTGCCAGGGCTTTGCATATTCACTCGAAGCGAATCGACCGAATATGTAACGATAAGCCCACCTCGACGTCAGCAAAGAACATTAACTCTTGCTGTTGAAATATATGCAGCAGGTACATCTAATTTGGATAACACATTAGATACAATATGCAAAGAAGTTGAAGAAGCGCTGTACACTGATTTGACAAGAGGTGGATACGCTAAAGACACGCAGGTTATTGCATTTGAGGCTGACTTTGATGGCAGCGGAGAGCAACCTGTCGGCGTTGGACGTTTAACGGTTCAGATTTTGTATTCTGACCGAGAAAATGAAGTTGAAACCGCCGCATAATGTGGCAAAATTAAACCTTGAAAGGGGTTAAAAATGGCTAACCATACCGGCTCTGAAGGCACAGTCCACGTTGGCACTTCTGCCATCGCTGAGATTCGTTCGTATTCTGTCAGCGAGACTGCTGACACTATCGAAGATACCTCGATGGGCGACACCAGCCGCACCTATAAATCGTCTTTGAAGAGCTTTACCGGCTCTGTGGACGTTTATTGGGACGAGACTGATACCACGGGTCAGGGCGCTCTGACTGTTGGCTCTGAAGTCACGATCAAGTTCTATCCTGAAGGCACGACCAGTGGCGACACCTACTATTCTGGTAGCGCGATTGTGACTGGCTTGACCATCAATGGTTCTTTCGATGGCATGGTCGAGGCTTCGATCAATGTTCAGGGTACTGGTGCTTTGACTAAGAGTACCGCATCCTGATGAAAGCTATTGATCTAGCAAAAAACCATTTCAAATCGCTCCACGTCAAGAAAATTGAGGTTCCTGAGTGGAGTGATGGCAAAAAGCCTTTTGTCATTTATGTGCAGCCATTTACCTTGAGGGATCAGGGTAAGCTGCAAATGGCAACCAAGAATAGTAACGAAAGTGAAGTTCTTGCAGAGCTGATTGTGATGAAAGCATTGGACGAAAAAGGTGAGAATCTTTTTACGATTGATGATAAAGTTGCTCTCAGGACTCAGGTTGATGCTAATGTAATCGCTAGAATTGCTGCGGAGATAATGACTCCGGCGGCATCGGAGATTGAAAAAAACTAACGCAGACTCCTGAACGTCAATTCAAGTTCTATCTTGCTGAAAAGTTGGGTAAAACAGTCCAAGAACTTGAAGACACAATGAGCGTTGAGGAGTTCATAGAATGGCAAGTATGGACTAAATTGCAAAACGACAGGGCTAAAAATGGCGCAAACAACAGAAGTTAAATTTAAGTTGGGTGCGGAAGATCAGACAGCCCAAGCGTTTAATGCAATTCTTGATCGGCTAGATAGGGTCGATAAATCAGCACAGCAAGTAACTACGAGTTTCTCTGGAATTACTCGTATATTTGCTGGCTTTTCTTTTTATGCTATCTCAAAACAGCTAGGTTCTCTTGCTGATGAATTCACAAACGTCAGTGCGCGTTTATCTAACGTAACGCTTGACTCTGCGAACTTCGCAAAAGTCCAGCAAGACCTATTTAAGATTTCGCAAGACAACAGGGTTTCTTTTCAGCAAACCACTGACTTGTATAGTCAATTAGCTCGTGCGACTAGAGATTTAAGAGTACCTCAAGCGGAGCTTTTGCGTCTTACCGATGGCATTGGTAAGGCTCTTATTGTTTCTGGTGCTTCTGGTCAATCTGCAAGTGCTGCATTGATGCAGTTGGCGCAGGGTTTTTCTGCTGGTGTCTTGAGAGGTCAGGAATTTACCTCTGTTCAAGAACAAACGCCTCGCGTTCTCCAGGCTGTTGCACAAGGCTTAGGGCTTACGACTGGTCAACTTAAATTGTTGGCTGAAGAAGGCAAGCTCACCACGCAAGTGTTTATTGATGGCTTCAACAAAGGTCTTCCTGGCGTTGAGGCTGAATTCAAGAAGATGCCCTCTACTATTGGGCAAGCTATCACTCAAGTTGCTAACTCGACATTCATGTTGGTTGGCACGATTGATAAGCTGACTGGCACAAGCCCAATGATTGCATCTTGGGTTAAATCATTCTCTAACGGAATTGATTTTCTCAATCAAAAGATAGTTGATTTCAAGCCTATCACGCAAGCCACTGTTGACATGGTTCAAGCAAAAGATGAGCTTGACAAGTTGCGTGCGATGAAGGGAATTGGTCCTGAGCCTATTCGTCAAATGTATGACGAAAAGATTTTGCAGGCTGCAAAGAAGTTCGAAGAAGCTAGAGGACGATATTTAAAAGAACGCGCAAGCCAGGGCGAGGATCAAAGTCCTGCTGAAACGGCTCGTTTGCTTACCTCTGGCAAGCCTGTAAAAATTGAAACTGAAGAAGAGAAAAAGGCGCGAGAAAAAGTTGCCAAGATGATCGAGGAGCTTCAGGACAAGACAAACGAAATCCTTTATGGAAAACAAAAAGTCTTTCTTGATGAGGTCAGAAAACTTGGTGGTGAATCCGCTGTAAAAGCTGCACAAGAGCAATTTGATATTCAAAACGCATATCAGGTTGCAAAAGACCGTGCGGCGATGAAGAACAAAGATTACGAAGCTGCTGACAAGGCGTTTCGTGATAACCAATTAGCCGCTCTTGAAGACAAGCGAAAAGAAGAAGAGAAAAATCAAAAAGCTCAAGATAAAGCAAATAACTATCTTGATGAATTCAAAGCTAATCTTGATGCGGTCAATGATCGTATCGCTTTGAAGAATGATGGAATCTTCAGAACAAATGAAGAGCTGTTGATTGAGAGTTCTCGTCTTGATTTGTCTGCAAAGCTCTATGAGACTATCCGCAAGGTCAAGAATCTTGACAATCTCACAGCAGATCAAAAATTGCTTAAAGAGCAAGAATTGACTGATGAGTACAACATTCAACTTGAGCGAATCAAAGAGATTGCAAAACAGCGAAAGATTGACCAAGCTGACTTTATGAAGGGCGTTGGCATTGGTATCAAGAAATACCGCGATGAGATTGCCGATGTTTCCAATTTGATGGAAGACAGTGTTGTTGGCGCTCTAAGGGGTATTGAAGATGCTTTTGTTAAATTTGTAGAGACTGGAAAACTGAGCTTCAAAGGTCTTGCAAACGCAATCATTTCCGATCTCATCAGAATCAATGTGCGTCAAAACATAATGACGCCTCTGAGTGCTGCACTTGGTGGTATGTTTGGCACGACATACGGTCAACTGACAACTGGGAGTGGAGTTGCAAATCAATTTAATCCTGATGTGAACTATCGAGCGATGGGTGGACCTGTGACTGCCGGTCAACCTTATATCGTTGGTGAGCAAGGTCCAGAATTGTTTATGCCTTCCAGCAGTGGGACAATCATTCCCAATGGTCAGTCTGGAAGCTCTGTTGTTGTTAACCAAACAATCAACGTCACCACTGGCGTACAGCAGACGGTTCGCGCAGAGGTGATGAATATGCTTCCGCAAATTGCAAATGCTGCCAAATCCGCAGTGGCAGAGGCTAAACTTCGTGGTGGCTCCTTTGCCGCTGCAATGAGGTAATCATGTCGATAAGTTACCCAGTTTCATTCCCGAATCTCGGGATTAAGAGCATGACAATCCGAGCGAGATCGGTTGTCGGGATTTCTTCTTCACCCTTCACTTTTCAGCAACAGGTCTACCAACACGCTGGACAAATGTGGGAGGCTGAAATCACCATGCCTCCGATGAAGCGTGAGGACGCCGAACAACTTATTGCTTTCATGTTGAAGCTGAATGGAACTTATGGGACATTTACTCTGGGCGATCCACTTAATACTTCTCCTCGCGGCATCGGGACTGGGACTCCTTTGGTAAACGGAGGTTCTCAGACTGGAAATTCTCTCGTCACGGATGGCTGGACTGCCAACCAGACAGGAATTCTGAAAGCTGGTGACTGGATTCAATTAGGCTCAGGTTCTACCTCGCGGCTTTACAAGATTCTTTCTGACGCAAACTCAAACGGCTCAGGACAGGCTACGTTCGATATATGGCCAAATCTAAGGTCTAGCCCTGCGGATAACGCAACGATCACTGTAAGCTCTCCTAAGGGGCTTTGGAGGCTATCCTCCAACGATATGCCCTACACCATTGATGAGGCATCCTTCTACGGCATCACTTTGGCTTGCATGGAGGCTTTATGAGCCGAACCCTGACCACGGGCGTTATCTCTGCGATTGAGAGTTCCCAGGTTCGTCCCTTCTATCTGTATCAGGGTGAATTTATCTCTGGAACGGTGAGAGCCTGGAACGGAATTGGCGATCTTTCTTGGAACAGTCAAACGTGGGGTGGTCTTGGGTCTTTTTTGAGTTTTTCTCAGATCGAAGAAACATCGGACGTTAAAGCCGCTGGAATGACTGTGACTCTTAACGGAATGTTAAGCGCGAACATTTCTCTGGCTCTGCAAGACTGCCGACAAGGATATGACGGGAAAATCTATCTTGGGTTTTTCGACACATCGAATGCGATCATTTCCGATCCGTATCTGATTTTTCATGGTCGATTGGATACTGTATCGATTGACGAAGGCGCAGAGACTTCGGTGGTCACGCTTAACTATGAATCTCGTTTAATTGATCTTCAGAGGACAAGGGAAATTCGCTACACTGACCAAGAGCAACAGAGGATGTTTTCTGGTGACTTGGGGCTAGAATTCGTTGCTGATCTTCAGGATAAAACCTTGAACTGGGGCAGAGGATAATGGGCTTAAATCTAGAGAGCATTGCAAAAGTTGCAGCAGTTTATGCGGCTGTAAGCACTGGTGTTCAATGGTTTTCTACTGGTTTCTCTGGAACCGCTGGATTTGCTGGTTTTGAGGCTGGAACTTCTGAGGCTTTCTTTGCAAGGTCATTTACCACCTCTTTGGTTCTCGGTGCGGCGGCACAAAGCCTTGCAAAAACACCAGATCAAGTTATTGACTATCAGGACAAGACAGTCACAACAAAACAAGCAACATCTCCGAGAGCGGTCATCTATGGTCAAACTCGCGTTGGTGGAACGATTGTCTACATGGAGACAACCGAATCTAATAAGTATCTTCATTTAGTCATTGCTTTTGCAGGGCATGAGGTTAGCGCATTTGATAACAATGGAACTGATGGCATTGTTTATTTCAATGAAGAATCTGTTGCTTACAGTTTGAGCACAGGTCTTGTCTCGTCTGGTTCTTACTCAGGAAAAGCAAGAATTCAATTAAAACTTGGAACTGACAACCAAACAGTTTTCAGTGACCTTGACTCGGCATCTACTCTGTGGACATCAAACCATCGACTGCGCGGGATTGCTTGTGCATATATCCGGCTTGAGTACGATGCAAACGTCTACATGAATGGAATCCCAAATATCAGCTTTAAGATCAACGGGAAAAAGGTCTACGACCCTCGAACGGCTACGACTGTTTTCTCTCAGAATCCGGCTCTGTGCTTGGCTGACTATCTCTGTGACACGCGATATGGTCTTGGCGCTGATTACGCAACAGAGATTGACGAAACCGCGCTAACTGCTGCCGCGAATATCTGTGATGAGAACATCACTCTTTTCGCTGGTGGAACGGAAAAGCGCTACTCATTAAATGGAACATTTGACACTTCAGTAGCTCCAGAGACTGTTATCTCAGATATGCTTTCCGCAATGGCTGGAAAACTTGTCTTCACAAATGGCAAGTGGACGATTCTCGCAGGTGCATATAACTCACCATCTCTGACTTTTGACGAGGATGATCTTCGCTCTGGTT